GAGCAAATGATGCTACAGCAACAAGTACAGAATATTTTGCAACAGTAGCTTCAATAACAGCAGTCGGAAACCCAGCAGGAAACATGTCTGCAGGAACTAGTACAAACGTAGCAGGAGTTGTGTTCAAAGGTCCTACTAGAGTTAAAGGTTTAGTTTGGTCCGGTGGCGGTGCTGTTGGAACAGTAAGCATAAGAAACACTAGTACAGCTGGCACAAGTTTAATAGACGTTCGTTCTGATCCTACATTAGGTGTAAACGCAGCTATTAATTTACCAACAGATGGCGTTCTTTTTGATGCAGGTGGTTATGTTACTTTTGCGGAAACTGATTGCAATAGTGTAACAGTATTTCACGGTTAGGAAGGAGCTAAATGGCTAATACTACTTCTGGAACACACACGTTCGACAAAACTTTTTCTGTTGATGAAATAGTAGAAGAAGCATACGAACGTATTGGTTCGCAAGTAACTTCTGGACATCAATTAAAATCAGCAAGAAGATCTTTAAATATTCTTTTTCAAGAATGGGGAAATAGAGGTATTCACTTTTGGGAAATAGGTGAAACAAATATGGATTTGGTTGAAGGTCAATCAGACTATGATTTCTTTAGATCTGCGGCTGATGGCACAAGTGCAACAACAGTAACTAATGCCAGTGTATCCGAAACCGTTATTGGTATGAGTGATATACTAGAAGCAAAATTAAGAACCGGAATTAATACAGTATCTCAATCAGACTCAAGTTTAACTAAAGTAGATAGATCAACATACGGTGGTTATGCAAACAAGAGATCTAAAAGTACACCATCAGCTGTTTTTGTTGAAAGATTTATAGATAGAGTTAGAGTACATGTTTATCCAACACCAGATTCTAGTAACGCAGCAAAATTTATCCACTTTTTTTATTTAAAAAGAATACAAGATGTTGATGACACTTATACAGATGCTACAGATATACCATTTAGATTTGTACCTTGTATGGTATCTGGTTTAGCTTTTTATTTAGCACAAAAATTTAACCCACAATTAGTACAACAAATGAAATTATACTATGAAGATGAATTAGCTAGAGCTTTAGCAGAAGATGGTTCTGCGTCTAGCACTCACATAACACCGAAAGTTTATTACCCTAACATTTAATTATTATGGCAAAAACAGCAACAGGAAAATACGCAAAAGCAATTTCAGACAGATCTGGAATGGAGTTTCCATATAGACAAATGGTTACAGAATGGAATGGATCTTTTGTACATTTTTCTGAGTTTGAACCAAAACAACCACAACTAGAACCTAAAGCACATGCTAGTGATGGTATAGCTTTACCTGGTCAAATTAGATCAGATAGAACAGAGTTTGCAACTCCAATTGTTTTAATAAATAATCCTTTTGTAACTTCATCTTCTTTGACTTCTGTTGTAACAAGCACATCAAAAGATAGTAAAGGAATTGATACTAATCCTTTTCAAACAAGTGATGCTATTAGATTTACAAAAGTTAAATCTTCTTCAGGCAGTGTTGCTTCAAGTGTTTTTGAATTAGAAACTACATTAAACGAAACTTTAACTGATTCTGATACTACTATTACTTTATCAGATGCTACTAACTTTCCAACTAGTGGATTTATTGTAATTGAAAAAGTTTTAACTTCTAGCGATACATCAAACACCTTATTACAAGGAACTATTGCAGATGAAACAATACAATATACAGGTAAATCCGGTAATAATCTAACAGGCTGTACAAGAGGAACAGCAGCACCTATTGAAGGAGCTACACCAAATGTTACAACAGCAAGAGCACATAATTCAGGTGCAAAAGTTTTTGGATCGTATATAATAACAAGAACAACAAGCTCGGTTACAAATAATGGAATATCTATATCGTATAGTTTTTCTTTTAGTTTTAGCTTAGCTTCAGCGGCAACAACAGGTGGAACAGGTGGAGGCAATTTTATATTTGCAGGCCCTGTAAACCAAAGAGGATAATATGGCAGGAATAAGTTATTCAGGTTTAGTTACAAGTATTAGAAACTACACAGAAGTAGATTCTAATGTTTTAACAACTGATGTTTTAGAAAATATTATATTAAATGCTCAGTATAGAATTATGCGAGATGTCCCTATTGATGCAGATAGAAAAATAACTCAAGATAATTTAGTGGCTAATCAAGAACATGCAAACTTACCAGCAGGAGCTTTGTTTGTAAGAGCTGTACAAGTTGCTGATTCTACATCAGATTTTAATAACCCAATTTTTTTACAAAAAAGAGATGTAACATTTTTAGATGAATTTAATGGTGCACGTGCTACAGGAAGACCTAAATACTATGCTATGAAAGGTGGAGCAACAGGAAATACAAACACAACTTCAGGAGCAATATTATTATCTCCAATACCAAATGCTACATACGTGTTTAAAGTTCATTACAACGCTATGCCAGCTACTTTAGAAGCTAGTAATACAACAAATTTCATCAGTATAAATTTTCCAAATGGTTTATTATATGCTGCTTTAGTAGAAACATATGGTTACTTAAAAGGACCGGCAGATATGTTGGCTTTATACGAACAAAAATACAAAGAAGAAGTACAAAAATTTGCTAATGAGCAAGTTGGAAGACGAAGAAGAGACGACTATACAGATGGCACGGTAAGAATACCCGTAGCTTCTGCCAATCCGTAATCGGGACATTCGTATGTTGCAAGTTAGCAAGATACGCTATATAAAAACAAAATAGGAATTTTATGGCATCGACATTTACAACACTCGGTATAGAACTAATGGCAACTGGCGAAAATGCCGGTACATGGGGAACAAAGACTAATACCAATTTAGGTATGGTTCAATCAGCGGTTGCTGGTTATGTAGAAAAATCTATCGCGGGTGGTGCACAAACCACAGCTTTAACAATCACTGACGGAGACAATACTGAATCTACATCTGTTGCTAGACAGATGGTTATTAAATTAACTGGATCAATTACAGGAAATCAAATTGTAACAGTTCCAAATTCTTTAGAAAAATTATATGTTGTTGTAAACGGTACATCTGGTTCATTCACAGTACAGTTTAAAACAGCTTCAGGATCAGGTATAACTTTTGCAACAACAGATAAAGGAACTAAATTTTTCTTTTCTGATGGTACAAATATAAATGAAATTATTTCATCTTCTGTTCCAGCAGACAATATTTCTACAGGAGACGCCGCATCTTCTTTTGCAACATCGTCTGGTGCAGTATTAATTGATTCACAAGCAAGCACAGCTACAGTAGATGGACACACAGGTGTTACAATTCAAACTACAAATTCTGGGGACATAACTTTAGACTCAGTTGCAGATATTGTTTTAGATGCTGATGGCGCAGATATATTTTTAAAAGATGCAGGCACAACTTATGGTAGTTTAACAAACTCTTCAGGAAATTTAATAATTAAATCTGGAACAACAACTGCTTTAACATTTAGTGGAGCTAACGCTACACTTGCTGGAGATTTAACAATTTCTGGTGACGATTTAACAATGGGTACTAATACATCAGGTGCAGCTTTAATTGGTGATGGTACAAATTATAATCCAGTTGTTATATCAGGAGATATTTCAATAGCTTCTTCAGGAGTAGCAGCAATAGGATCAGGAGTTATTGTTAATGCTGATGTAAATGCTTCAGCAGCAATTGCAGTTTCTAAAACAGCTTTAACAGCTGGCACAGGTATATCACTTTCGACAAACACATTAAATGTAGACGCTGCTCAAACAGGTATTACATCTTTATTAGCAACAGATATTAAAATTGGTGAAGATGATCAAACTAAAATAGATTTTGAAACAGCAGACGAAATACATTTTTATGCTGCTAACGTAGAACAAGTTTATGTTGCAGATAATATTTTTGGACCACAATCAGACAGTGATGTAGATTTAGGAACTACTGGTGTTAGATGGAAAGATGCTTTTATAGATACTATTACTACAACAGGAAATGTTACTGTTGGTGGAGATTTAACTATTACTGGCGATGATTTAACAATGGGAACTAATACATCAGGACATGCATTAGTTGCAGATGGTACAAATTTTAATCCTGTAGCAATAAGTGGTGATATTACTTTAGCTGCAAATGGTGCAGTTGCAATAGCTTCTGGTGTTATTGTTAACGCTGATGTAAATGCTTCAGCAGCAATTGTAGATACTAAATTAGCTACAATAAGCACAGCAAATAAAGTTGCTTTAACAGCTTTAGATATAGACGGTGGAACAGAAATAGGAGAAGCCATTGTAGATGCAGACATACTTATTATTGACAATGGTGCAGGTGGTACAAATAAAAAAGTTTTAGCTTCAAGATTTAAAACATTTGTTGCGGGTGGTGACGTGGCCGCAGACGATATTACAGCAGGTGATGCAGCAGTATCTATTTCAACAACAAGTGGTAATGTAGTAGTTGATTCAAACGCTGGAGCAGTATCAATAGATGGACACACAGGTGTTACAGTTGCTTCTTCAAACTCTGGAGATATAACTTTAGATTCAGTAGCAGATATAGTTCTTGACGCTGCAGGAAATGATTTTAATTTTAAAGCTAGTGGTACAGAAGTTTTAAGAATAACTAATTCATCAAGCGATGTAATTATTAAACCTATCGTTGATGCTAAAGATATTATATTTCAACAAAGAGATGGTACAGAAGTTGCAAGAATTGAAGACAACGCAACATTTAATGTTGTAACAGGTAAATTAGCAATTAATGGTACAGCAGTTACATCAACAGCAGCAGAATTAAATTTAGTAGATGGTATTACAGCAGGAACAGTATCTGCCTCACTAGCAGTTATTGTAGACTCAGATAGTGATATTTCAGGATTTAGAAATGTAACTTTAACTGGTGAACTAGATGCAGCAACAGGAGATTTTTCTGGTGTTGTTGATATTGCAGGTCAACTTACAGTTGCTGACGGATCAGCAGGTGCTCCTTCAATTTCAAATACAGGCGATGCAAACACAGGATTATTATTTAGTG